TTACCTCGCTGTTGTTGGTATTCCTGTTGATGTTACAAATGGGTTTTCTGCAAACGCCATGTAAATTAGTGTGCCACCACTATTATTTGGGTGTGAATTACTTGTTCTAATTTTAAAGCCATTTGATAAAAAATCTGCATAATCTAAACCACTATATTCAGCACCATTTCCATCCGCTTCAAATCTTTGATTTGTTACATTATATCCAGGTCTTTTATTATCTAATAACAACCATGAATTTGAATAAGAAGATGGTTTAATTATAACAAAAGCTGGTTTAAATCCGCAAAAAATCATCGGGCCGTCATTATTTCCATTTCCGATATAGCTTCCTGCTTTAAAAAATTTGTTCCCTGTATCAGCGAAACAATAAGCAATATACTCATCTCCACTTGTATTAACTTCAGCATTAGCTTCTACTTTAAATACAGAAGTTGTAGGAGGTGTGTCTGCAAAATAAGTTCCACTTTCATGTCTTGCACCCGTACTATTTAAATTTATTCCATATTTCCATCCTAAAGTAGGATGTAATCCTTCATGACCAACTAACCAATCTGCTGTAGATGATAAGTTTTTAATTATAATACATTTTGGTGCTACACCCAAACCATGACCTATATTTGATGCACTTCCATTACCTGTATATTTCACTATTGAAAAACCACTTGTAGTATTAGCAGATACAGTTGAGGTTATATCTCCATCTGAGTTTGATGTAGTTGAGTTTGAGGCTAACCAATTCCATGATACAAAAGTACCAGAAGAATTATTTGCATCTCCATTTGTACCTACTGTAAATCCATCACTATCAAATGAAGAAAGTTTTTGTGCGTCTGTGCTTTCAGCATTACTAGTATTAGAATTTAAAACTTTTGTAGCACCAGATATTGAATTGTGTAAATGATGAGCTGTTGCAGAGTTTCGTCTTTTAATCCATGTAAAATCTGGTTGAAATCCAACATTTGTAATTGCATTAGAACTTCCTGTTCCATTATAAAGTTTAGTGATAAAAAAATCTGTTGGTTTATCTAATCCATTCGTATAACTCATTATCCATACTCCGCTAAGTTCTTGGTATTGATTGAAAAGTAGCCTGATGGTACAGTCATTGAGAAATTTCCGTAACCATTTCCATCTGAATTACCACCACTCTCACTATAAGGTGGAGAGCCAAAATTAATTTCAAATGTAGCAGAACCACCTGATGTATAATCTCCAAGAACAATATTATAAACTCCAATAGCTGTACTAGAAACATTTGTTATATTTTTTGATCCTTGTGCTGATCCATTTTTATAAAATTGAATTGTATTTGTTCCACTATCTAAATCTAAAGCCACTCCAATAATATCTCCTGTTGTAAAAGTTGCACCATAGGAAACAAATTGACTACCAGATGAGCCATCATAAAATCTAGCATAAGAATTATAAAAAAAGTCGTAAGATTCATTAAAGTCATAATTTGAACGACTTTGATCTCCTCTTATACCAATAATATCTTCTGAAGAAGAAGATGTTACTTTAACTTCCCAAAACCATTTACCAGAAGATAATGCTATTGTTCCTGTATTATGAGTATAAGTTCCTGTATTTGTAACAAGTTTTAAATTTCCTTCTGAAAAAGTTGCCTGAGCATAATAATTATCTAAAGGATTCATTGTTGCAAAATTATTTGTGCAAGTATCAGTAGATTGATCTATGCTAGTTAAATTATTTACAGTAAAGTTATTTCCATTCCCTGATACATCTGCACCTAGACTACCAGAGTTTTCAAAGTCTAAATAAAACCCTTCATTTCCAAAAGTTAAACCTGATACATCTTTAGGTTTCCATATACCACTATCTTCGTCAAATTCTCCAAATGATGTTGGGTCTAATGCTGTCCCATCTATAAAAACCATTTCTGACATATAACCATCAAAAAATTCTCCACCACCTCTTTTGCCTAAATAAAGAGTTCCACCTTGATTAAAAGAAAATGTATAGTTTTGTGAAATTGATGCTACTGTGTTTGCTGATGCTAATGAGCCATTAACATATAATCTTAATCTATTTCCATTAGTTGCATCTGTGCTATCTGCTCTAAGCACTATATGATACCAAGCTGATACATCTCTAAAAAGATTGTTCCAATTCCATGTGTTATTACCATTAGAATCAAATACTTCAAAAACATCATCAGAAGTAAATCTTATTCTGAAATAATTAGCTAAATCATTTTCTGCTATATGTTGAGTTGAACTTATATTACCTCTTTTAATCCAAAATGAAAAAGTCCAAGTAGTTTGAGTTCCAGCAGTTGTCGATTGTTGTAAAAAATCACTACTATCATCATTAAATCTTAATGAGTTAGCTACATCAAAGCCTGTGTCTTTTATGGAGTTAGTTCCAAGTATTAGTGGCATTAAATCTCCTTTGGAAATTCAGGCATTAGTCTTGTTTGAGTTCCATCTTCTTGTGTCGTATATTCGTATAATGCTTTTAGTTCATCAACTGTTGTGCAGTTGTCTATTTGAGTTTCCATTTCATTAGATTTAGTTCTAACATCTGCTCTAAAAGATAATACATTTGCTGGAATATCATAGTCAGCTACTTCTGTTGATTTAACTACATACCAATCAGTAGGTGCTAATAATCCTGATGCTTGTTGTTTTACTATTCTTTTCTTTTCAGTTTTTAAACCATAGTTAATTACTTGGTTGCCATCATCATCTAATAAATTATTACCATCTTCATCTACTGCGTTTTCATCATTTAATCTTTTAGCAGTTGCAGTTCCCCAAGATTTAGTAACTTGATTGTCTGCAAAGTTATATTGTTCGTTAGTATTAATATAATATGCTTCGTCTTTGTAATTAGATGAATCAGTTATCACTTCATAAATACCTATTGCATTTAATTCTGACTTTAACCACAACTGAAATATTTTAGCTGGGTATCTTACATCTCCTATAACCATATTTTTAGGATTAGTTATTAATTTTGTTATTGAACCATCTTCTACTAATGCGTACATATTTTAACTTTCACTAAGGTTTAATGTTCTACCAACTTCTTGCCAAATAGCACCATTATATTTGAAAACCAAAATATCCGTTTTACCATCTGAGGAAGTAAATGTTGGTGCTGTGCTTCCAGCAAATTCAAATATAGTATTAAAAGCTATTGTGTGTGAACCATTGTAATTAATTTCAACACAAATAAAAGCACCCTCTACAGCATTAGTAGGTGCAGAAAAAGTAGTGTTTTCTGTTGTTAGATGATATGCGTTTGGTTTAGCTTGTGTATCCCAAGCAACTGCATTTGATGATGAAGTTAATGCTTGTTGAGGAATATAAGCTAGATCGTTAAATTTAATTACTCCTGTACCATTCGTTGTAATATCTATATTTCCATTAGCACCATCTGAAAGAGTTATGTTTCCAGCATTTGTACCATTGTTAGTATTAAGAATTAAATCTCCTGTACCTTGTGTGGTTAAAGTTGCGTTAGCATTGTTATCTCCAATTTGTACTGTGTCAGCACCTAAATTTACATCTCCTGTTCCATTAGGAATAATATCTATATCTGCATTTGATGTAGAAACTATGTCGTTTCCATTTACATCTAAACTACCACCTAATTGTGGAGAGGTGTCATTTACTAAATCTGCTACAACTGAACTATCTGTCCAATCGACAGTATTCGCAGTTGTGTTAATTGTTGCTAAATTTATATCAGCACCCCCGTCATAAAATTTTAGAATATGAGCAGTTGCACCACCAGATGTATCTAGCCAAATCGTTCCAGCTACTGCACCACTTGGTCTTGATGTACCTGAATTAGATGTATTGATTGCAGATAAAACATCATTAATGTCTGATCTAACTGTGGGAAATGAAGCGTTTGCTATGTTATAATCGTGTTGAGCCATATTTGTTTTATACTCCTTTTAAAACCCTTTTGCAATAAAATCAAATGTTCTTGATACATTTGTTCCACTTGAATTTTTAAATAAAACATCAAAACCATTAATTGTTTTATTAGATACTGTAAAGAAATCTCCTGTAGCCATGTCTTCGCCTGTAATTCCTACAGCATAATTAACAGATTTATATGGCTTTGTAAATGTTACAGTTTTAGTTCCAGCACCAGACGATATATCGTTTCCACTAAATATTCTATCTTCCATATCTACTGAAATTGATACTTCTTCTACTACAGGAGTTGAAGCTAGATCACTTGAAGTTAAAACAACTCTAAATTTAAAATATCTAGCAGTATAGTTACCTATTACAAAGTTTTGAAAAGATGTGTATGTAGAGTTATCATCACTTGTTGCAATCTCAATATGAGCATTTGAGTTAGCTGGTGTATCTCCATCAAAGTTAGAATTTTGTGAATCAAACAATCCTGATCTACTATCAAATAAATCATCTGGGTTATCAGAAGTTTGTTTTAAAGTAGCTGTTAATCTGCAAGTATGTTTAGAACCTATATCAACTACATCTTCAAATTCATAATTACCACTTGCATAAAAATCTGCATTAGCAACACCCGAATCAAAAAATCTAGTTGTTTCTGCATCAAAGTTTCCACTAGCTGAATCAAATAATTCTGATGAATCTAATCTTAAAGTTCCATCTACAATAGCTGTATTTGTTAATGTTCCATCAAAATCAGGGTGTTCTGATACAGAAGTTATGGCATTAAAATTTTGTACTGCTGTAACATTAGAAACTATTGCAGTTGCATTAGAACTAAAGTTACCTAATTTATCTACTGCTTTAATTAAATAAGTTCCAACTCTTGCTGGTACATTTATAGAAGTTGCTGGTCTTGATACTTTTTCTACTAAAGATACAGAGTTTGCCCAATCTCCTGTACCATTTGTTAATGTTGAATATCTAATTTGGTAATATGCTAAATCAAGATCAGGTATTTGTGTCCATGATAAGTGAGCCTCTTGTCCTAAAATATTACAAGAAAAATCTGTTACATCTGCTGGTGGTTCAATCGCACCTACAATAGTTCTATTTGCTGTTACATAAGTAGAACTTACTCCTAAACTATTAACTGCTTTAGCTCTTACATTATAAACCTTTTGGTCAATTACATTTAAAACTCTGTGATTTAATCCTGAACCTTGTGCATAAATAATATAATCTGAATCTGTACTTAACTTGTATTCTACTTGGTAGTAATCAACAAAGCTATCAGGAGAAGCACCTATTGATACATCTAAAGCAACAATTACAGTTCCATCATTATATTCAACTAATGTATCGTCTAAAGTAACACTAGCTGGTGGTTGGATAGTAAATGGATTAGGCAAAGTTGTATTTGGTACTGTTGGTGCTTGTACTTTTGTTGCCCAAGTATAATGTGAATTTTGATGTTCTACTAAAGTTAAAGATACTGTAAAATCTTGATTAAAAGTCATTCCTAAAATTCTAAAAGGTTTAGCAGAAAAACCAATACTAGAATGAGTTACATTAACTATATCTCCAATATTTAATTCATAACCTTTAAAAGTTACATTTAATGTTAAACCGATTGCTTCTCTTGATCTTCTTAAAATAACTTCTGCCATTTCTTCTGCTTGATATTTAGAAGTAAGTGTAGGAAATTCAAATCTACCCTCTAGTAAAAAACCACCATCTGCCGACTTCATAGTTGCGTGTCTATCTGCACTTGTTAATCCTGAGTCATCTATAGGTGGGAATTGTACTTCATCAACTTGATAATTTTTTTCTGGATTTACAAATGATGCTATGACTCTATTATATTTTTCATTCTTTGTTGGAATTGCTAAACCATAACCACCTATAATATCATCTTCTGTTAAAGTAATAGATGCACTTCCTGTTGTTTCTATAATTAAACTATACTTACCTTGTGTGTATGGAATATAACCTCTGCAACCTTTTATAAGTTCTCTTAAATTATCAATGAGTTTTCTTGATGTATCAACTGCTGTATTAGTGTCAAAAATATTAATATCACTACCACCTGAATAGGGTGTTACTTGTGTTACACAAACTTGTGAGGCATCATAAAAACTTTGTAAATCTATTTCACTTGCAGTTAATCCTTTTCCATATCTAGTATTAGTTAAATAATCTAATATGCACCAAGCTGGATTAGTTGAATATGCTGGAGTTTGAGCAACTAAACTTGAATTATAAGATACAACTTTTTTACCTTGTATTTTAGCTTGAATTTTTGGCATACCACCCCAAGTATCTTGATTCCATTTAAACTTTAAAGCTAAATAAGATAATCCTGATAATTTATGATTACTTCCCCATGACGATAAACCTGATAATAAAGATGCTGTTGATTGTCCATCTGTTCCATAATGAGGTTCTACTGTAACTAAACTAACTCCATCTTTATAATAATTAGCATCATTACTTGCTACTGTTCTTTGAACATTATCTTGTAAATCTCCTGACCATGTAACTACCTGATCGTCTATTCTTATTTCTGTTATATCGTTTATTTCTCCCTCTGTTAAAACTAAAGCTATATATAAAAATTCGTTATCTGTTCCTGAACTTTCTACAAAAACTCTTGAACCACCAACTAATCTTTCTCCATAAACTACAGGAATATTATTGTCATTAGATTGTTTATTAACTAATAAACCTTTTTCAAAATCATCAAATGCGTTAGTTCCAAAATCTTCAATTTCTGGTGTCTTAGGTCTTAATATCCAAGATAAAAATAAACTTGCACCTAATTGAATTAAAGGATTTTGAAACCATGTAAATTTTTTTAATATCTTACTTACACCTACAACTTCTCCAGCTTTTTCTAATACCGAACCCATTAGATATGAAACTCCCTTTTGTATTTTTTAGA